GCTCTTGAGTGTATTAGTTGTTATAGCGTCGTCGTCGAATATTTCATCCCCTAAGTAAGCATCAAAAGAGGTCATCTTACTTGGTTTCTTGACTGCTCTGAATCTTTTAATGCAACAATTAAGAAGATTGTAACAGTCAATTTGTTGAATTTCGACTATGAATTGGAATTTTGGATCTGTCACAATAGAAAGAGTGCCATTGTGAATGTAGTTGTATTCATAACCTATTTGTTCAGATCCAAAACCAACGAATGTCCTAGGTGAGTCTCCTATGTTCAATCTACGTATCATACCAATTTCTTTTTCTTTTAATGTTATTGGGTGTGTATTTTCATCTTTATTAACTGGTACGTATATATAACCATAACCAACATTACCATATGAGCAATTTTGGAACATGGTTAATATATCTTGTGGAGAAAAATGGCATAATTCATCTCCAAAATCTACAATAATATCATTTTCTAATTGTAATTGTGTAGTATTGAACATCACCTGGTTGATTTGAGAATCTTTAAAGTATTCGTTGGCAAATGAGCATCTGTCGTAGGCACAATTGGATGTTGGAACAGAACAATGGACAGCGTTGGGTGTCATTATTGTTTTCAAGGGATCATTGATTACATAGGTTTTTCTGACAGCAAACACTGGTCCTCCAATTAAGTGATTCCTAGGACATCTGAACATATGACCTAATTCATTAGCATTTCTAAAATCACAGTATCTTCGGATTATAGAAATCTCGCTCATACCGAACATGCTACTACCTAACGGGGGTACGTCGTGTGCGTGAGAAGCACTTAGTGCATTAGAGCTACTATTACGTGTGCTGCTAACGGCATAACAATTAATACCTATTGATTGAAGTGCATCGACATTTATGTGACTACTTACACATAAAGGTTGAGAAAATAAGTTTGATATTACTAATGGAATTTTTGGGGAATTGCCATTAGTAGTATTGGATTGCTTTTGTTTAGTATTGTTTTGTACAAAATGAC